TTTTATCAAGCCGGTAAGTTATACACATACTCACTAATCTGCGAACTAACTACAATAGACGACGATGAGTTTGCAACAGGTGAAACTGATGTTGATGTGGTAGTAACTCAGAATAGAGCAGAGATAGATCTGTTTAGTATATCTACTCAAATTTCTACTAATAAGATTTTCTATGATGGAGAAACTGTATATCAAGTAAATGGAATCACTGGTGCTAGTGGTGGTACATATGCAAATGCAACAGCAGAAGCTCATTGTGTTAAATTTTATCCAATCAGTAAAACTATGGAAGTATATGGAATTAGTGGTTCGTTCCTATACAACTCACAAAGCATTCGAGGAAAAAACTCTGGTGCAGAATATTATGTTACAGGTATAACTGGAACTAATCTCATAATTCCAATATCTCCAATAGATTCTCTTTCCTCCGGTGATAATGAATCAATCAAAGATACTGGCGATACTCTTAGCATATACGACTTTACTGATATTGATCCATTCTCTGAAGGAATATACTAATGTTTGAATACTTCTATAACCAAACTTTAAGAAAATTAACATTAGCATTCGGTGGATTGTTTGATGAAATTTATGTTTCAAAAGACACATCAGATGGCAAAATAGAAAGAACAAGAGTTCCTCTTACATATTCCGGTAAAGAAAAATTTATCAGAAGAATTAATGAAGCAAGTTCAATTTCTAATAATGTTAAAATTGAAACCTTGCTCCCTAAGATGGCATTTGAGATGACAAATCTCCAATACGATCCTACTAGAAAAGTAAACAAAATAAACAAAAAGTTTAAGAGTTCATTAGTAAACGGAGAAACCTACACACAACGAGCATATGCAGAAGTTCCATATAATGTGCAATTTTCTTTGTATTGTTTCACAAGAACCGTTGATGATAATCTACAAATAATGGAACAAATACTTCCATATTTCTCTCCGGAATTTATAGTCACTCTTAAGATGAATGAAGTGGATACCAATGTTGATGTTCCAATAGTACTCAATACAACAAACATGACAGAGCAGTACGAAGGAGATATGACAACACGAAGATCTGTTATTTCTTCTTTCTCATTCACGGCTAAAGCACACATATTCAGTAAGGTAAGCGGATTTGGGATTATTAAAGAAATTGATATTAATTTGTTGGAGGATAACACCCTATGAAAGAAAACATTCCAAAAGTATTTGATACTATATCCGAAAGTCTTGGAGTTGATTTTTCTGCTCCAAAGAAAGAATTAAGACAAGTAAAAGTAGCAGAGGGAATTCCTGCAGACAAAAGAATGGATACTGATTTTGAATATGCAAGACTTAATCTGAAAGAATTAATAGACAAGGGTAAAGATAGTCTAGAGAATGCAATATCATTGGCAGAAAGCCTAGATTCTCCTCGTGGATTTGAAGTTGTTTCCAACTTTGCGAAACAGCTAGCTGAGATGAACAAAGATCTAATGGGTCTATATCAGCAAAAGAAAGAGATTGAAAAAGAAAAAATCACAGTGAATAATAACACAACAAATGCGATATATGTTGGTTCTACGAGTGATCTGCAAGATCTTGTAAATCAAAGTCGAAGCAGAAGAAAGGCATTGGATAATAATGAGGAACAACAACCAAAGTAAGAGTTATCTCGGTAATCCCAATCTAAAGGGACCTGGTGTAAAAATTGAATTCACCAAGGAACAAGTTGAAGAATATGTAAAGTGTGCAAATGATCCAATTTATTTTATTAAGCATTATATAAAAATTGTAACTCTAGATAAGGGACTTGTTCCCTTTGAGTTATATGATTATCAAGAAGATATTGTTAGTAAGATACACAACAATCGATATGTGATTGCAAAGCTTCCAAGACAGTCCGGAAAGTCTACCACAGTTATTGCATACATTCTTCATTACATTCTGTTTAATCAAAACATGAGTGTTGCTATTCTAGCGAACAAACAAACAACTGCTAGAGAAATGTTGTCTCGTCTAAAGCTGGCATATGAATATTTGCCAACATGGCTTCAACAAGGAATTCTGGAATGGAATAAGGGATCAATTCAATTAGAAAATGGTTCTAAGATTCTTGCATCATCTACCTCTGCATCTGCAGTCCGTGGTGGTTCTTATAACATGTTGTTCCTCGATGAGTTTGCATTCGTTCCGGGAAATATTGCAGAGGAGTTCTTTAGTTCGGTGTTTCCTACAATCACCTCCGGTGTGAGTACTAAAGTGCTGCTGATCTCCACTCCAAATGGTTTGAACATGTTTTATAAACTATGGAAGGGTGCTACAAAGAAAGAAGGAGATCCGGGTAAGAATGAATACATCCCGATAGAAGTACATTGGACAAAGGTTCCAACCACTTCGGGTGGTATGCTTAGAGATGAAAAGTGGAAAGAGGAGATGATCAAACAGACATCGGAAAAGCAATTCGAGTCTGAGTTTGAGTGTAACTTCTTAGGATCTTCTAATACTTTAATATCAACTTCTAAACTAAATATAATGGCATGGAAAGAACCTCTATATTTAACAAGAGAGGGTCTTACTGTATATGAAGAACCAATAGAAGATCATTTATATTTCATTACAGTTGACACCGCAAGAGGACAGGGAAAAGACTATAGCGCATTTTCGGTAATTGACGCAACCGCATCTCCATACCGATTGGTGTGTAAGTTTAGGAATAATCTGATATCTCCCATGCTTTTTCCTACAGTTATAGAAAAAGCCGGATACAAATATAACAAAGCATATCTGTTCATTGAAATCAATGACATCGGCGGACAGGTTGCAGATATTCTACATTCTGATCTTGAGTACGAGCATGTCCTGATGTCTTCTATGAAGGGTAGAAAGGGTCAGGTTGTCACCGGAGGGTTCGGTAGGGGTGAAAGCACCTTTGGTATCAGAACCACTAGTCAAGTCAAAAGAATTGGATGTTCGGTTCTCAAAAACCTAATCGAACAGGATAAATTACTGCTGGAAGACTATGACATTCTGACAGAGCTGATGTCGTTTGTCAGCAAGTCTCAAAGTTTTGCGGCAGAGGATGGACACACAGACGATCTTGTCATGTCTCTGGTGATGTTTGCATGGCTTTCTTGTCAGCCATATTTCAAGGAATTAACTAATCTGGATACTCGACTTGCTCTATATAAAAACGAGATACAACAGCTAGAAGAAGATTTGGCTCCGTTTGGGTTTATTACCACCCACGATGAGGATAGTATGAAGACATTTACTGACGGAAATGACTTATGGAACGTAGATTCTTCTAAAAATCTATTTTGATAAATAACCCTAGAGTAAACCACATCTCTAGGAGAATAAAAAAATGGCAGTAAGACCAAATGTTACAGTAAGTATAGTTGACAATTCATTTATAGTTGCAACTGGAGAAGATTCTGGAACCCACGTTTCTGCGATGTATAGTAATTACGGTTCAGGTGTTCCGAATTTAGTTACTATATTCGGAGTAACTTTAGATGTAGCTAATAAGTACATGACAGTAGAATCTGTTGGTTCTTGGGTTTCTAAACTCAACGGAAGTACTTTTGGTGGAACAGCAGGCGACGGTCCAACTGGCCCGTGGAAGACTGACTGGTATTCTGCATATAATTACCTTCTCTATGGTGGTTTGCTACGCATCACCAACGATCTCACCAATCTATACGACGAAACTCTTGTTCTAGATTCAGTATTCACCGCAAGTATGACTTCAACTCATGGTAATTGGGTTAATGCTATGTGTACTCAAAGAACTGATTTAGTTGGTATTATTGGTGTGACTTATGAAGGTTACACTGGTGGAAGTGTCCCCAGTGGATTGACTGATACTCAGATGGTGCCAGCAACCACTTCATACAGTTCTAACAATATAATGTTAGTTGGTGGTGAAAAAGTAGCACTAGGACTTTCAAATACTGGTGTAGAGAATTATGTCGATATTCCACTCGCATCAGATGTTGCTGGTTGCTTGGTTAGAACCGATAGAGAATCACAACAATGGTTCTCTCCTGCAGGAACTCGCAGAGGTCGTATCTTGAATACTATAAGACTCAAGAAAAATCCATCTGCAACTGAACAAGATAATTTGTACACTGCAAAAGTTAATTCGATAATTGGTATTGCTGGATCTGGTACATTCTTGTTCGGAGACATAACCAGAGAACCTACCGCAACTTCTACTCTTACGAGAATTAATGTTGTTCGTCTAATCAACTATATCAAGAAAACTCTTGGTAGAACTGCTTTTGGTGTTCTCTTTGAAGTTAATGATGAAATAACCAGAAACTTGTTTGTAAATGCTTCTAGAGGTTTCTTACAGCAAATTCAAGATGGTCGTGGTTTATATGGATTCAAAGTTGTATGTGACGAATCAAATAATCCAGGCGCAATTATTGATGCAAATCAGTTTGTTGCAGATGTGTACATCAAACCAACCAAGTCCATCAATTATGTTAAACTTGTCATCACCAACATAAATACAGACGCTGTATTATAATAAAAGGGAGAAATAAATGTCAATTCATAGCCTCGATAATTTTACTCGTGAGTTCTACGGAGGAACTCGTCCTAATAGATTTAGAATAACTGGTGCTCTACCTGCCGGGGTAGGAGCAGCAGGACCCAGTGCTGG